CGGAACCGTTATCCACATACAGCAATGGCGGCACATGGTCGTGGCGCTCGAATATCTCGGCCCAGCCAGTCATGATGTCGTAGCCGCGCTCGTTGGCCATGATGCGGTAGCCCACCAAGTAGCGGCTATGTAAATCGATCACATGCATGATCTCGGCCCGCCAGATTTTGCCGGTTACAGGATGCGCCAGATATACGTCAAGCCGGTAGCCGTCGGCCATGTAGATCGAGCCGGGTTTCAGGTTGCGGGTATGCCGCTGCACAAACGGTTTTTGTTGCAGTTTGTGTAGGCGAGGCCCCAAGCGGGCGGGCGACAACTTACCCAGCGAGGTCGGCAGCGCGGACAAATAGCCGCTGACTTGATCGTAGGTGCAGTCGAACGCATAGAGCCGCCGTAAATCCCGCGCCACCGAAGCCATGCTGGGGCTGCTAGGCTGGTTGTACAGGTCAACTGCCAGTGTCTCCCAGCCGTAATCAACGCGGACGCGGCCTTTGTGGTTAGGCGCTAACGCCGTTTTGCCGCCGTCTCTATCGGCCTTAATCCACTCGAACAAGGTGCCGCGCCCTGGCATATCTCGCCCTTCTTTGGTGACAGCCTTAAGCGCATCCATCACACCTGGAGACAATTGCCCGTTTTTGAGCCGACGACCAAGGGCCTTGATAGCCGCATCCAGAGACACGCCCGGCACAGCCAGCGCTTTGATTGCATCTACTATCACTTTTTTCTGTCTGCCCACCTGCGCAGCTCTGGCGGTCAAATTACGCAACCCGTCGGGGCGAGTTTTAACCAGCTCGCTACGGGTAGTCGGTCTAATAGATAACTCATGCCCGGTCATTGGCTTTACACTCCATCGCATAGGCTAGATAGGCGTCTTGGCTAGCTGCAATCACCTCATCAGGCACTAACGCCAAATACTGTTCGCTCCCTTGCGGTACGCCTTCCAGCCTTTCATTCCAACAAGTCACCGAGCGGATGCCGGTAAAATCGGGCAGCAAGCTCAATGCTCGCACCGCCTGTTGCCAATCCTTACGGATGCCGCTGTTTCTGTAGGCCAGCTGGCTGCGTTCCAGCAAGTACCGTATGGCGTCCTTCTCGCTCATGCCATCCACCATCAGGCAGTAAACGGCACAGCACACAGCAAACCGATGACTGGCGGCCTCTTTTTCGGCCTCCGGCAACGCAAACCAACGGATCTCGACATCTCTATCTTTTTGGTAAGCCACATAATCGAAACTCACCGCCTCCATCAGCGCATCGATCTTTTCACGGGCGGCATGGGATAAAAACGCAAACCGGTTGGTTTCCAACAGCGTTTGAAGCTGCTTTGGCGTGTATTTAAAGGTTCTTCGGGACATGATGAGCTCCTATTTTTGGTTTTTTACTTTCTTCGGTCTGCCGGGGCCGCGCGGCGCGTCCTCTTCCAGCTTGTCGCGTTTTTGCTTAAGCTTTTCCGCCAGCACGATGCGGTTGCTATCCACTTCGTCGATAAACGCATTGGCTTCCTTTGTGGTAAAAAGGCTTTCTTTGAATTCGCCCGGATCAGCGGGAATCAGCAAATCATCCACATCCATACTGCGCAAGCTCTGCACCAGCAGCAAGGCGCGGGCGTAAGCGGCATGGGCGGCAAACCAAACGCTTTGGAATCTGATACCCCACTCCGGTTCGGAGCCGTCTTCGTTATCCAGCGCGTCGGCCATATCGCCCAGCGCCGCCAGCGCTACCGCGCATTGCTGATCGAGCAGCGCCGACTGTTCGCGGATGATGTTGGTTTCCAGGCGGAATTCAGGATTGAGGTTTTGCGCATTGCGCAACGTCTCTATCAAATCTTCCTTGTCGTCGAGCTGGTATTGCAGGCGGTTGGCGCGCTCTTCGGATTTTTGGGCTTCGGCGGCTCTGTCTCTGATTTGAGACCCTAGCACGTCTTTTTCCCGTGTGTGTTTGCTTATCAACGACTCAGCCAGATCGAGTAGCTGATCTTTGTCGCCAGCCTTGGCGGCTTCGATCAATGCTTCGCGCTCATCTTCCGGGAGTTTACGGAATTGCCGAAGCTCACGATAACCGGCACCAACCCTACTAAGGCCTTCCAATGCCTCTTCACCAAATGACCGCAGGTTGGTAAGGTCTTCATCAACCTTGCTGGCGCTCATACCTAACGCCGAACAAAATTCTGCCCAACTGCCGACGGTCGTGAATTTTCCATCCGGCAGGGCAAACTTAACGCCTGCAAGAGAGCGATATGCCTTGGTTTCCTTGATATGGGCGAGTTTCTGTAAACTAACGACGTCGGCAAATTTGGCAAATGAATTAGCCATTTGAATCTGACCAATTAACTGGTTAACTTGGTCGCGCTCCTCAAGCCTCTTTGAGTCAGAATCCTGAACCAGCTCGGCGCTAGCTACGCCGATAGGTTTGATTTCGTGCAGTATTTTAACGGGCACGCTGTCGTCATCCTCAGCTGCTATGCCGCCAATGCCTAGGTCTATATGTTGGGTGTCGGTGGTGGTTTTTTTTATTTTAGCTGTCATGTTGCACCTCAATATCACGGCACAGATAGCTTATGGTGGCGGTGCTGCGGTTAAGTTGGCGGGCGATCTCGTTTTGGCTCATGCCTTCGGCTTTCATTTCGCGGGCTTTGGCGGTTTCTTCCTGCGTGACCGGGCGGTGGACGCGCTTGGGTTTGGGTTTCAGCGCGGTGGTGGCGATGTCGACGATGGCTTTGGACTGCGCCAGCATTTCTTCGGCCAGTGTCAGCAAGCGATCCACCCGGTCAACCTGACTGCCCGGCGCGGCATAGCTGCCGGTTTTGCGGATGCTGGGCAACACTTCGGCGGTCAGCCACCGGCGGAAGGTGTGGGCGGGTTTGCCAGGAGTTACCGCGCCATCGCTGCGCAGCACCAAGGTATAGAGGCCAGACTCGTTAACAATAGCCATTTCCTGCGGACCGCCAAGGGTGTCGGTTAAACCGACGCCCTTATCTTCTTGGTCCACACGGGACAACGCGTCCCGATAATTACGTATCTCGATGCAAGAACAGACATCCTTAACAACGAACCACGGTTGATCCTCTATCAGCAATACGCGCACGGCGTGACTGTCGAAAGCGAAAGCTTGTAGGGCGGTATTTGTATTGTTCATGTTCATGATGTTTCTCCTAATTAATTGTCTTTAAGGCCGAGTGCGACGGCGATTTTATGGCCGCGCCCTCGAGTGCCTTTGATCGTGCCGTTCATCACCCGGTAAACTTGCATTTCCGGGAAACCATGCTCGTGGGCAAACGCTCTAAAGGTTTTGCCTTCATTGCGAAATTTATCTTTGACTTGTTCTGGTGTAAGTGCCATCTTTGCTCCTAGTTTTATGCTGCAATCAATTTACGGTTAAATTATGGATAAAATATTATCCATTGTCAAATAAAATTGGATAAAAAAATGACCATAGGTAAAAGATTAAAAGAGGAACGCGAACGACTTAAAATAAGCCAGACCAGTTTTGCTGAAATTGCAGGAGTTCATCGGAAAAGTCAGGCTAACTACGAAACAGATGCAAGCACTCCAGACTTGGCGTATATCGAGGCGCTGAAAGCCGCTAAGATTGACGTGGACGTGAGATACATCACCGAAGGTAAGTACACCCTACGAGGAAATTGGAGAGCGGCTCCGTCAAGAGCGTACCTTGCGCTTGAAACTCAATACAAAACTGATGGCCGATTTAGGCAATATCACGCCTGAGCTACAAAACGAATACGAGCAAGGGCTTAACGCCCGCCAGCAGATTACCTCAACCTGATTGCCAAGGCTGGAGCGGAAACATGGTACATCCTCACTGGCGAACGATATATCGGTGATCCGCTACTCACCCCGGAAGAACAGCGACTGGTCAATGCCTATCGAAAGTGTCCCGGCGATATGCAAAAAGCCATCCTAGTGATGGCGCTTAACTCGGCCAAGGCTGCTGGCAAGGAAGAAAATGAGGCTTGATATACCGCTTGATTTGCCCGGACTTTCCTTTGTCGATCAACTTAAATGGCTGGAGAGCTGGGCCGGTTGCCACTGGGGGAGTCCACTTGAAGTGGACTTCCATTGCGCGGCTTCGTGGCCGGTGAAGCCCATCGCCAGAAAGGCGAAACCGTCGCGGGTGATTTGGTACATTTCTTCTTGTCGTACACTATTTTTTGGGCCGGGGACATCGTAGAACGTGGGCGCAAAATTGCGCCCACGATACCTCCAAGCCGGACGGGGTTTGCAACCCCGTCCGAAACTCCAAGCCGGACGGGGTTTGCAACCCCGTCCGAAACGTTTAAATACGTCGGCATACAAACGTGAGTAACGGGGTTGCAAACCCCGTCACGCTTCGGCTTCCAAGACCGGATTACCAAGCCGGAGCTTGGGAACCAGCCAAAAGGGGGCGCTCAAAGGCGCTCTAAAAATGGTTGTTCCCTGCGTTATTGGCTTTCTTCAAACGCGATAACGCCTGGGCCGGTGATCTGGTAACGGTGGCCATCGCGCCGCACATGGCCTATTTCGACCAGCACAACCAGGGCAAACTCGCATTCGCCCAAGGCTTCGTTAAAGTCCCGCCCGTAGACATAGCCGGTTTCCGGGTCTTTGGCGCGGGCGGCGTACAGCATTTTCAATGCTTTGCGGCGTAAGGCTTTTTGGTTGGTTTCCATGGTTTTTCCCTCCGGTTGATTTGTTGCACATCCTACTCTGTCAATCTGTTCCTCTCCCGTCGGGAAATGTTTCCAGCCTGAACAAGCCTCGCACGCGCGCGTAAGCTCTAACCTTTCGTTTTACTTAACTGTTTGGAGCTTATTATGAAATTACCGCGTCTTTCCCTTTGGTTGGTCATCAGCGTGTTGCTGTTGGTCGTGGTCGCCTTGCTGTATCCGCAGCAACTGGGCGTTAGTCTTTACAAGTTGTCGCTGGTGTCGATGGCCGGTGTGATCGGCTACTGGTTGGATCGGGCGTTGTTTCCTTATGCGCGGCCTGATGGCTATTTGGCGCACGGGCCGAAAAATAGGCATAACCCGCATCCGGGGGACATTGAGGATGCTGATTACCGGATCAATGCTGGCTACCCTGTCGTGTTTGCCGCCGCGATGCTGCGACGGGCGCTTATTGTGGCTGCGGCGATGCTGGCGATTGGGCTGGGGGCGTAAATGCAAGGGCGTCGAGTGCGAACCCTAAAAGGGCAGTGGCTGGAGTATTTCTTAGGGGTGCTCATGGTGGTGGCCTGTATTACAACTCCGACAGCTGCTCAGGCAATACCGCGTGCCGCGCTCCAGTATCGAGCCGGTTTAACGCGTACAGCCCATGCTGCGTGGGGGTTGAATGCGCCGGTTGCAGTTTTTGCCGCGCAGATCCATCAAGAAAGCGGCTGGAACCCGCAAGCGGTGTCTCGGGTGGGTGCGCTGGGTATGACGCAATTTATGCCGGACACGGCAAAGTGGTGGTGTGCCAAAACCGGTACGAAGAACATCGATTGCCAGCCCAGCAACCCGGTCTGGGCAATGCGCGCGTTAGTAGGTTATGACCGCTGGCTGTTCGAACGTGTGGCAGGTAGCTCTGATTATGACCGGCTGTGGGCAGCTTTACGTGGCTATAACGGCGGCTTGGGGCATTGGCAACAGGAGGCCAAGGTGGCTGGGTCGGTACAGCGCGAGGCGGTGGACCTCGCTTGCGGTACGGCCCGGCGCAGTCTGAAATTCTGCCCGGAAAATTTAGGTTATCCGCAGCGGATTCTTGAGCGTTTACAACCTCTTTATCTTGGTTGGGGTTTGGGGGTGTTGCCATGACGGTTCGTATCTATTTGGCTGGGCCTATGTCGGGCCAGCAGGACTTTAACTATCCGGCGTTTAATCAGGCTGCCGCAGATCTGCGGCAGCTGGGCTTTCATGTTGAAAATCCTGCGGAGAATGCAGCGCCGACTTGCGGCAGTTGGGTTGGTTATATGCGGCTGTCTATCACGCAGCTGTTGACCTGTGATTGTGTGGCGTTTCTGCCTTATTGGGAGGCTTCTAATGGCGCGCAAGTAGAGCACGCGCTGGCCAAAGAGCTCGGCATACCGAGATACATGGTTAGTGAGGTGATAGACGAAGCGACGCTATATAAAAACAAGCTACCTCTATCTTCGGTTCGTGCGTCTGGGTGGAGCCCCAATCTGTTAGGAGGGGCGGCATGAACCCATTAATCATTGTTGCGTTTATCGCATTTTCAACCGGTTCCGGCGCTGGCTGGTATATGACCGATGCCGTGTTGGGTAAACAGATTGCGCGGATGGAGGCCGACTATGCCAACGAGAAGGCAGCTGCTGAAAAAGTGTACCGCGAGCGGTTTATAGCTACCCAAGCGCTTGGCAACACGCTGTCTGGTCGCCTGGCGCAGACCGAATCCCATTTAACTCAAAAAACCAAGGAGCTTTCCTATGCCCTTTCTAAAGTTACCACTGGCCGCGCTTGTCTTAATGGCGCTGCTGTCCGCCTGCTCAACAACGCCGACAATGATAGCAGCGCCGTGCCCCAAACCACCGGCTCATCTGCTGCAGAAGATGCCGCCGTTGCCACCGATACCGACATCGCAGACTGGATCGGTTCCGCCAAAGGTCAATACGAGTCTTGTCGGGCACGATTAGGTGCCTTAATCGATTTTGAAATACTAAAGGACGTTCAGCATGACTGATACCGACAACATTATGCACAGCATTGGTCAGCTGACCGGCTCCGTCGAAACGATGCACCAAAGCCTGACGGCGCGGATAGGCGACATCAAAGAGGACATTCGCCGTCTGGATGGTGCCAGTAATGAGCGCATGAATCGCATGGAGGAAAGTCTGGTCAGGCAGATCGCTGAACAGGGCGAGGCTGTCAACAAACGCATTGATGGCATGGAGGCGCGGGTATCCGATTTGGAAAAAGAGGATAAGGGGATTATCAGGGAGATTGCCAAGTTCAGCGCGATAGGCGGCGGCGCATCCGCAGCATTAGTCACTGCTGCGATTGAACTGATGAAGAAATTGTAATGGCACATTCTCAAGATGTCCGAGATAAGGTGCGTCGGCTTTATATTGAGGGTCTACCGCTTAATGGGGCCGCTTTAAGTAGCGGCGTCAGCTACGACACGGCGCGGGACTGGAAAACCAAGGCTAAAGCCAAGGGTGACGACTGGGATACTGCGCGCGCCGCCTATCGCATCAGTGATGCGGGAATAGACGAACTTAATCAACAGATGGTTGAGGATTTTTCCCGGCAGATGATTACTACGTTACGCGAGCTGGAGGCGGCGGCAATTCCGGCTGCAAGTAAGGTCGGGCTGATGGCTCAGTTGTCTGACGCTAACGCTAAGTTTGCCAAAGCGTTTGCGCGGATTAATCCGGCTTTTTCCGGCTTGTCGGTTTCGCTGGATACGTTAAAGACGATTGCCGATTATTTACGCGCGAACGACCCGGCGGCATTGCGGGCGCTACAGCCGCACCTGGAGGATATTGGGGCGATTTTGGGGAGGCGTTATGGGTAAAACTGTAGCTGTATTATTTACCAGAGCAGATAGCATCTATAAAACACTTGAAGGTGTCGACGTATGGGATGCGCAGCGCGACGCTTTGCGATGGCCAGGAGGTTCGCCGGTCGTAGCGCATCCTCCGTGTCGGGCTTGGGGGCAGCTTAGCCATATGGCTAAGCCTAGAGAAAACGAGAAAGAGCTTGGGTTGTGGGCTGTTGATAGGGTTAGGCAGTATGGCGGTGTTCTTGAGCACCCCAAGCAATCCAAACTGTGGGCGGCAAAAAAACTACCACTACCGAACGAGACCGACGAATTCGGCGGTTGGACGCTACCTATATTCCAGTGCAATTTCGGCCACACAGCCGAAAAACCCACTTATTTGTATATCGTCGGCCTCGCGCCCGAATCCATGCCGCCTATGCCGATATTTCCGGGGAAAGAGGCGTGCATTATTGGCTCGCATGGTCGGAGATCGGATGGCAGTAGATTACAACCCGGCGAGTATGGATACAGGAAATCCTGTTTTAGACCAGACAGGGAGCACACGCCTCCTAAATTAGCCGAGTGGCTAGTGAATGTGGCTAGAGAGTGTGAGGTGCGTAATGACTGATCTGGACATTCAGGAGATACGCTCCTGGAAGGAGTTTGAACGCGAGCTGGCCAAGCTGGGCGAGGAGATACGCAATCAGATTGAGCTGGAGTGCGAGGCGTTCGCTACCGACCCGGCGGCCAGCAAAGAGCGGCGGGAGCGGGCATGGAATGATTATCAGTTTTTTTGCCAAACTTATTTCCCGCACTATGTGCCGACGGCGTTTTTTTCGTTGTTTCAGCAGTTTTTGTTTAAGCGCTTGCCGGAAGTGATCGACGGCTCAGCCGATGGCCGCGAGGTGCATCAGGCTCCGCGCGGCGAGGCTAAGTCTACTTACGAAACCCAGCTGGGTAGTTTGTGGTGCATTGTGACCGGTCGCAAGCATATGATCGGCATCATCATGAATACCGAGGAACAGGCCGCTGAGATGCTGGAGTCTATCAAGGCGGAACTGGACACCAATCCGCGCCTGGCGCAGGACTTTCCTGAGGCTTGTGGTCAGGGACGCGTTTGGCAAGCCACTATGGCGATTACGGCCAACAATACCAAGATTCGCATCGGCGGTACCGGCAAGAAAATCCGGGGTATGAAGCACGGCCCGTATCGGCCTGATCTGATCTTCCTGGACGATCTGGAGAATGATGAACAGGTTAAGCAAAAGGCGCAACGCGATAAAACCCAAAAGTATGTGTTGAGTGCGGTGCTGGGTTTGGCTCCTCCAGCCGGTGGTATGGATGTGTTTTGGGTCGGTACCAGTCTGCATTACGACGCGGCGATTAACCGGGTCAGTCGCGCCCCTGGTTGGCGGCGTCGGGTTTTCCGTTCGATCATGCGTTGGCCGGACAATATGGCGCTGTGGGATCAGTGGGAGGCGATCTACACTCGGGGCGGCGATGATGACGAAAAGGCGGCGGCAGAAGATGAGGCGCAGGCATTTTATCAAGATCACAAAGAGGCAATGGATGCCGGGGCGTTAATGAGTTGGCCGGATGTGAGGCCGTTGTACCGGTTGATGTGTATCCGTGCTACTGACCGCGATGCGTTCAGCCAGGAATACCAGAACGAAGCGGGTAACGATGACAATGCGCCGTTCAAAAACATTCAGTTTTGGGTTAACCGGTTGGATGAATGGCTATTTTTTGGCGCTATCGATCCCAGCTTAGGAAAAAAGGCCAGCAAAGGCGATCCTTCGGCTATTTTGGTCGGCGGATTTAACAGGAAGACATTGGTGCTTGATGTGGTCGAGGCGGACATTTGCCGCCGGGTGCCTGATTTGATTATCAGTCGGGCTATCGATTTTCAAATTGAATACGGTTGTATTGCGTGGGCAGTTGAAACGGTGCAATTTCAGTATTTTTTGTTCACTGAAATTTTAAAGCAATCTGCCGCGCGTGGCGTGGCTTTTCCGGGAGTTCCGGTGGTGCCGGACAGTGACAAGGCGCTGCGCATCATCAGTTTGCAGCCTCATGTCAATAATGCCTTGATCCGGCTGCACCACAACCAAAAAACGATGATTGAGCAGTTGAAGTTCTGGCCGGAAGCCGATCACGACGACGGCCCGGATGCACTGGAGATGCTGCGTAATATTGCGACCCAGTTCGGCGGCGAATGGGAATACACATCGGCAGGTGGCGGCCGTAATCAACGGCGTTCATACAGCCGACAAAGACAGGATGAGGATGATTGGGATGATTAATTCAAATGAGTTTGTTGAGGGCCAAGATGCGGTTCTTCAGGGTATGACCGATGCAGACTGCCCTTATGTGGTTGGTAGTGATGAGGCGCTGGATTGGATGAGCGGCTTTTTAGATGAGGGGTTTCTTAATAATGGCTAAAAAATCAAAAAAGCCCGTTAAACCAGGGCTGGATACATTGCAGGCGGGGGCGCGTTCCACGCAAAGTACGGCACTGAATTACGCGTCGGTTAATACGTTGGACCCGTCTCGGCTGGCGGCGGCATTTGCTCAGGCAGACCAGGGCTATATTACCGATCAGGCGGCTCTGTTCGAGCTGATTGAGGAGCAAGACGCGCACATTTTCGGCGAGCTGGGCAAGCGGCGGCGGTCTGTGACCGGTCTTGGCTGGCAATTGCATCCGCTAGACGATGCTAATCAATCGGAGCTTGATCGCACTAAGGAGCTGTCCGATATGCTGATCAAGATCCCGAGGTTTGAGGATGCTCAGTACGATATTACCGATGCTATTGGTAAAGGAATATCAGCACTGGAAATCGACTGGCAAACCGGCAATGAGTGGGTGCCGAAGGCGCTAAACTGGGAGCCGCAACGGAATTTTCAAATCAATCGCGATACCGGTGAGTTGATGCTGTTGAAAAACGGCATGCCTGAACCGTTGCGGCAATGGGGATGGGTGGTGCATGAGCATCGGGCCAAGTCCGGGTATATCGAACAAGCCGCGCTGTTCAGGGTGTTAGCGTGGACGTATGCCTATAAGGCTTACAATATTCGCGATATGCAGCGGTTTTTGGAGGTGTACGGCCTGCCGTTGCGGTTAGGCAAGTATCCAGCCGGAATCGGCAAGAAGGAGCGCGATGAGCTGCTACGGGCGGTACGCAATATCGGCAACGATGGCGCGGGCGTGGTGCCGTCAACGATGGCTATTGATTTTATCGAGGCCAAGGGTGGTAATGTAAAAGACTTTTTGAGTGGAGTTGAATACTGGGAACGGAAGCAGTCAGTGTCAATTCTAGGCGGTACGCTGACCAGTCAGGCGGATGGTAAATCCAGTACTAATGCGCTGGGCTTGATCCATGACAAGGTGCGGCGTGAAATCATGCTACACGATGTGCGGCAAATTGAGCCGACTATGAATAGTCAGTTGATCGTGCCTATTGTGCTTATCAATGGCATGTTCCCTGAAAACCGGATACCTGCCTTTAAATACGATACCGCCGAGCCGGTAGATCAGCAGGCCTTGGTCAGTTTGCTGGAAAAAGGGGCGAGCATGGGCATGGAGATTGATGTGGACTTTGCTCATCGGGCCTTGCAAATTCCACGGGCAGGAAAAAATAGTAAGCTGCTGATTGCTTCCGGTAAAACGGATGCAGCTCCAGCGGCCAATGCAGCACTGGTAAGATTGACGGCATTGGCGGCGGCTGTAAAAGACAACGGTCAAACCGATATCGCCAGTGCGTATAGTGCGCAATTAGCGGCGCTGTGTGTGCGGCACGAAGAGGCGCTTATTCAACAGATTGCGGCAATTGTCGCTGAGGCGGGGTCGTTTGATGCGGCCATTGCCGGTATGGAGGCGTTGACATCCGATAAGTCCGCCTGGGCGGACTCGGTTGCTTTGGGCGTGGCGGCTGCGAATTTGGCTGGGCGGACGGAGGTTGGTGATGGTCAGTAATATGCCGACTACGCCGGGCGGAGTCGATAAAAATTCAAGGTCACACTGTGCCAGATTCTAAATATCCCGACACGCAACTACCGTTTTCTGAGGCGATTGATTTTTTCAGGAAAAAGCTCCGGCTGCCCACATCAGGCTGGACCGATATCTGGCAGGAGCAGCACAGTCATGCCTTTGTAGTAGCGGGTGCAGCCCATGATGCGCTGGTAGAAGATTTCTATAACGCCATAATGAAGGCCAAGTGGGCTGGCGGTGGCTACGAGGAATTTAAGCAGAGCTTTCAGGATATCGCCGCCAAGCATGGCTGGTCATACAATGGCTCTCCAGGGTGGCGCAGTAGAATAATCTACGATACCAACGTTACTCAGTCCTATAACGCCGGGCGCTATCAGCAGATGATGGCGGTAAAACATCTGCGGCCATACTGGGAATATGAGCATACCAGCATCGAACATCCTCGCCTGGAGCATAAGGCCTGGAGCGGAAAGATTTTATCGGCGGATGATGTGTGGTGGGATACTCACTATCCGCAGAATGGCTGGGGCTGCAAATGCAGGGTACATTCTCTCTCTGAATTCGAGGCAAGACAGAAATGGGAGAAAAAAGGCCTGTCCGGTCCCGATCAATCACCTCCTATCGAAATGGAGGAGAAAGTCATCGGTAAAAACGGTAGCAATCCGCGCACGGTATGGGTGGCTAAGGGTATTGATCCAGGCTTTGCCTATAATCCTGGCAAGGCTTTTCTTGAGCCGCATACAGTACCACCGTTGCAGGGTTACGATGCGGTGCTGAAGCAACGTGGCGAACCATGGCCAACCGGTTTTAATCCACCGTCAGCACCAAAACCTACTAAGGTACCTGCACATATCGTGTTGCCAGCTGATACGGCACCGGAAGTGGCTGCGCAAGACTTTTTGGAGGTCTTCGGAGCAACTATGGAGCAAGGCGCGGCGTTTACGGATGCGGCAGGCAGTACGTTGGCCGTGACTAAGGCGCTATTTCAAGATGGACAGGGGGATTTTAAGTGGCTGTCTAGTGCTAAAAAGGCTGAAAGACTTAAATACATCAATCTACTGGCCATGACGCTGATTGAGCCTGATGAGATTTGGTGGGTATGGGTAAAAGACCATCAAGATAATGGTCGGTGGCGTTTAAAACGTCGATATCTGCGAGCTTTTGAGCTTGATGGCTCTGCGGAATATGGTGTATCGGTATTTGAATGGGGGAGGACTGGATGGACAGGTTCGACGGCATTTATGACAAATCAACCATCCGAAGCATTGCGCCAGGAATATTTTGATAAGCAGCGTAATGGTAAGTTAGTTTATCAGAAGTAAAACCGGTTCCTGCATAAACCGAGTCAATGGCTAGGATTTGAGGGTTATGCAGAACCGCAGCTTCTTCACCATATCTTTATTATATAGGCGGTAAACGATTATGCAATTTGAGATTGAATTTAAAGCGGATCACCTTAAGCGTATGATGGAAGCAGTCCGGCGAGAAATCGCTACGCCGCAGGAGATGCTGGGAAGTATGGGTGAGTCGTTACTGCGGGTAAATCGGGAACGTCATGACAACGGCCTGGCTCCAGATGGAACTAGGTGGAAAGAATTGTCTCCACTGACCTTGGCTCAGGGGAATCGCAAGGGTGGGCCTTTGAATAAGTCTGGCGATCTATTACGCAGCTTCCATTCTCAGCCAGCGGGCAATACGTTGGTGTTGGGATTTGATGGCGCATTTGAAGCCAAAAAAGCTGTCTGGCACCATTTTGGAACCGACCCATACACTATCGTGCCAAAACATAAAGCAGTATTGGCATTTGCAGGTATCGTTAGTAAGCGGGTTAATCATCCGGGACTGCCGAAAAGACCTCTAGTTGGTTTTCCTGCATCTGATCAAAAACTGGTTGCTGATGTAACTGCTGATCATTTGGTACGCGTTTTAAAGCGTGTTCGATGATTGAATAAACGGCATTTAAATAGGGATAAATACCCTAACTCCTGAGCTAATTTATCCTATTTTCCTCCCGAATTTTCCTCGTTTTTACCTCAATTCATCCGGAATTCAAGAGTTTTTTATTTTTCCATGTTTCTCAGTATTTACGGGGCTTTCAGGGCATTTTACCCCATTGTACTTTGTCCTGTTTCTCCCCCCTCCCTACTGT